TCCGCAATGCGCGGCTCGACGTGGTCGAGTCGACGATCGGGACGGCCGCCAAACTCTACCTGTTCTCGGGAACCGTGCCGGCCAACTGCGCCGCCGCGGATCCCGCCGGCCTGCTCGCGACGCTGACACTGCCGTCCGACTGGATGGCGGCGGCAAGCGGTGGCACGAAGGCAATCGCCAACGGACCATGGACCGGGACCGGATCGGCCGCTGGCAACGCCGCGAGTTTCCGCATCCGGGATAACGCCGGCACGACGTGCCACGCCCAGGGCACGGTCACCGCGACCGGCGGCGGCGGCGATATGACGGTGACGAACGTCTCGATCGCCAACGGTCAGACGATCAACGTGACCAGCTTCACTCTCACCGCAGGAAACGCATAAATGGCTGACGGTCTTTTCTACCAGGACACGCGCGAGCCTTTCATCAGCGTGGACATCCCGGCGGTCACGCTGGCGGCGACCAACAAGGCCCTCTATCCGGTCAGTAATTTCCCGGTTTTGGGTGGTCAGTATTTCGCCCGCCCCGGCAAGAAACTGCACATCGTCCTGTTCGGACGCATGACGACCGTGCTGACTCCCGGCAACCTGACGCTCGGCGTGCTGTACGGGACCGGCGCAGACGCGAACGGAGTGGTGCTGGCATCGTCGGCGGCCGTCGCGCTGGTCGCGAGTCAGACGAATATGTCATGGCAGCTCGACGTGATGGTCTACTGCCGAACGACGGGCTCGACGGGCACGCTGTTCGCGACTGGCGTGTTCCAGTGCAATCCGGCCCTGATCGCTTCAACGGCCCAGCCGCTGATGATCCCGGCCACGGCCCCGGTCGTGTCTGGGTCTTGCGACCTGACTGCCGCGAACATCATCAGCCTGCAGGCGCTGCGCTCGGGCTCGACGGCCGAGACGATGCAGGTGCACGACATGAAGGTCGTCGCGGTCAACTGACGTGCCGCTGCTGTTTCCCCTGATGCGCGGCAGGCAATTGATTACGAACCAGCGCGCGAACGCGCGTGGGATCGGTCCGCTGCGCGCGAATCTACCAATGCCGACGCAGCCGCCGATCTACATCCGCGGGACCACGAAGGACTCGACGGGTGCGGCGCTGGCGAGCGTCGCGCTGGAATTGTTTCGTGTCGACGGGACGCTTGTCGAGCGCCTGACCTCCGACGGCAGCGGGGACTACGTGACCTCGCCGGTCGGGCTCGGCCAGTTGTATCAGGTCGACGCCTACAAGACCGGCAGCCCCGACGTGGCCGGAACGACGGCCAACACGCTGCAGGGGACGTAAGTGACCGACATCTTCCTCTATCAAGGGGAAGCGAACCCGGCCGACGTAGTCCTGTCGGACCCGACTGCGCTGCGGTCTGGTGCCGGTGCGATTACGGCATCGCTGGCGGTCACGGAAGGCGCCGACACACTCGTTGCGGTTCAGACGTCGACCGTCGACGGATCGCTGGCCCAGACCGAGGGCAATGACGCGCTGACGACGGCGGCGGGGCCCGTGGTCGCCGCAGTGCTCGCCGCAACCGAGGCGGCGGACGCGGTAGCCGCTGCGGGCGGCCCGACTGTCACGGCAGTGCTCGCAGCCACCGAGGCCGCCGACACAGTATCCGCCGCCGCCGCGCCGCGCGTTGATGCCTCGGCCGCGATCACAGAGGCGGCGGACACGCTGTCCGCTGCCGGTTCCGTACTGGTCACCGCCGTCGCGGCGATCACCGAACAGGCCGACAGCCTCGCGGCGGTTGCGGATACCGGCACGTCGTCAATCGACGCTGTGCTGGCGGTCACTGAGGCGGGCGACGGACTCACGGCGACCGCAGACACCGGGCAGCCGCAGTCGGTGGCCGGCGGCACCTGGCACCGGCGCCCGGTTGAACCGGACGCGATCCAGGCGCGGCTCTCCGCGCTCGAGGACGACGACACATGCGCCGCGAGGTTCGAGACCTCGTGGGCTGACGATGACGAGGCCGCAATCGAATTCCTTCTTGCCGCGTAACCACGCGAGGAACACATGACCGAAAAACGAAAGATCCCGCTGCAGTCCCGGGAGGCAGAGATCTGCCTGTTCGAGACGCGGCAGGACGGCGCGTCGCTGAAGTTCTCGCTGTCGAGCGAGACTCCGGTCGAGAGGTATTTCGGAAACGAGATCCTCCAGCACGACAAGGCGTCCGTCCGCATGGACCGCATCGAGAACCGCTCGATGCCGCTGCTGTTCAATCACAACTGGGACGATCCGGTCGGCATGGTCGACGGCGGCCAGTTGCGCGACGGGCGTCTCTACGTCGACGCGCATCTGTTCGACACGCCCAGGGCGCGGGACGTCACCGCGATGCTTGCGGGCGGCCTGCGCAACGTGTCCGTCGGGTATCGCATCCACGACGCGACCGAGGACCCGAAGGCCAACGAAATCCGCGTCACCGACTGGGAGCCGTACGAGGCCTCCATCGTCACCGTTCCCGCAGATCCGACGGTCGGCCTCGGCCGCGCCGGCGAGAAAGAGTTCGAAGTTTGTTTCCGTTCCATCAACCCGGCGCCAAACGCCGAAAGGAGTGTAGCTATGACCGAAACGGTCACCGCCCCGGCGGGCGCAAGCGCCGATCAGAACCTCTCGGCCGTCCAGGCAGAGAAGGAGCGCCGCGAGGCGATCATCAACCTGTGCAAGTCGAACAAGATCGACGCGCGGGTCGAGCGGCAGTGGATCGAGGCCGGTGCGCCCCTGACTCAGGTCGCCCGCGAGATCCTCGACGTGATGGAGGAGCGGGGCAAGCACAAGCCGGCCACCGCCGCCGAGCTCGGTCTCACCGCTGCGGAGACGAAGCGCTACAGCCTGTTCAAGGCGATCCGCGCGCTCAAGTTCGGCTCGCAGAATCAGCGCCTCGTGGCTGATGCCGGCTTCGAGGTGGAGTGCTCGAGGGCCGTCGCCAAGCAGCTCGGCCGCGAGCTGACGACCTCGATGCTGATCCCGGCCGAAGTCCTGCAGCGCCCGTTGGCTCCCGAAGCCGCGGCCCGCGCGATGGCGACCTCGCCCGGTGCGAAGGGCGGATACCTGGTGCAGGTCGAGAACCTCGGCTTCATCGACATCCTGCGGAACCGTTCCGTCGCGATGGCGATGGGCTCGCGGGTGCTGTCGGGCCTCACCGGCAACATCGCGATCCCGCGACAGACCGGCAAGCCCTCGGTGACCTGGCAGGCGGGCGAAGGTGTCTCTGTGACCGCAGCGGACCAGACGCTCGGCCAGCTCTCGATGACGCCGAAGACCTGCATCGCGATCACGGATGTCTCCGAGCAGTTGCTCGCGCAGTCGTCTCCGTCGGCTGAGTCGTTCGTGATGGCCGACCTCGCGGCCTGCGTCGCGATCGACGGCGTGGATAACGCCGTCATCAACGGCACCGGCGGCGCGCAGCCGCTCGGCATCAAGAACACGACCGGCATCACCAGCGGCCAGGACTCGGCCAGCGCGACCTACGCCAAGATCCTCGCTTTCATCTCGGCGGCCGGCGCGGCCAACGCGATCCGCGGGAATCCGGGCTGGGTGACCAATACGGCGGGCGCGATCAAGCTCCTGCAGGTGCAGCGGTTCACCTCGACCGACACGCCGGTCTGGCAGGGCAACGTCCTGAACGGCCAGCTCGTCGGCTTCAACTCGATGAGCAGCGAGCAGCTCGCCTCGGGCAACCTGATCTTCGGGTCCTGGGATGAGGTGGTCATCGGCGAGTGGGGCGTGCTCGAGCTGTCGACCGACACCGGCGGGACGCGCTTCAATCAGGCTCAGGTCGGCATCCGCGCGATGTGGATGGACGACGTGCTCCTGCGTTACCCGCAGGCCTTCGTGGTCTCCACGAACCTGTCGTAATGCGCGTCCGCGCCTTGCGCGGGGTCTGCATCGGCGTCGGCCGGCACCTCAGTGTCGGCGACGTCGAGGACCTCGATCACAACCTCGTGACCTACCTCAGCCAGATCGGCGCGGTCGAGAGACTGCCCGACCCGCCGCCGGTGGTCGAATCCATACCGAAATCGAAGCCGGAAAAGTCCGGCAAGGAGAAATGAGATGCTTCTGAATCAGGCCTCTGCAGCGACCATGACGTCGCTGATTGACGCGGTGTCCGCCGCCAACACCGCCGCCGCGACCAGCGGCTCCGCCAAGTGGCTGGACGTCCGCCCCTACGATGGGGAGATCCTCGTCGTGCAGCAGCTCGGCGCCGTCACGGGCACCATCGCTGGCAAGCTGCAGTCGGCGTCCGATGCCAACGGCACCGGCGCGGCCGACATCACCGGCGCCACGTTCGGCACCAACACGGCGAACAGCACCTCGACGCAGGCTATCGACCCGAAGAAGGTCGTCGGCGGCTTCCTGGGCTACGTCGGCACGATCGGGACGGGTCCGTCGCTCGTGTCGGTCACCGCCGGCGGCAAGAAGAAGATCGTCTAAGACGATGTTCGAGTCCGAAGCCGATCGTCTTGCTTCAATCAAGGCGCTCGGTGGGGTCTCCGTGTCCGCCTCGGGTGGGTCGTTTTACGGCCTGCTCGAGGCGGACTACGCCAATGCCGAAGACGTCGACAGCAACGCGCTGCGACTCACCGCCCGGAGTTCCGACGTCGCGGCGCGCTCGCTTGCTAACGGTTCGACCCTGACCATCGGCGCCACGACGTACACCGTGCGCTCGGTTCAGCCTGACGGCGTGGTCGAGTCCGGCGCGCAGTCCGGCATGACCGTACTGATTCTCGAGGGACCATGAGCCACGTCCGCACACAGATCCGCGCGGCCGTCGCGGCTGGCATCACTTCGCTCGGAAACGTCACGACGTCCCGCGTGTACCCGGCCAAAGAGAGTGCGCTGCCGGCGTACCAGGTCTCGACCGGCAATGAGACGGTCGAGGGCCAGACGCAGTGGCTAGACCGGACGCTCGACGTGATCATCGACTGCGTGGCGCGAGCCGATGATCTCGACTCCGCGCTTGACACTTGCATTGCGGCCGTCGAGACACTGCTCGGAGAGCAGACCCTCGGCGGCCTGGCTGTTCATCTCGTCCTGACCGGGATCGAGATCACCCAAAGCGGCGAGGGGTCTGCCCCGATTGGCCGCGCCCGCCTGACCTATCAGGCGATGTACCGCACCGCGTTTTCGAATCCTGCTACTTCAATCTGAGGACAAATAGATGGCATCCAGCGCTGTTTCCAAATACCGCACAGCGGTGAAGGTCGCAACCGCCGCGGGCGCGGCGAAGACCATCATCTCCGTTACGAAAGTGAGTCAGGCAGTCGTCGGCTCAACGTCCCACGGCCTCACCGTCGGCACCGTCGTCGTCTTCGCCGGCATCGTCGGCATGACGGAACTCAACGGACTCTGCGGCGTGATCACCGCTCAGGCGACCAACGACTTCACCGTCAACATCGACTCGACGCTGTTCACAACCTGGACCAGCGGCGGCACGGCCACCGTCCAGACCATGACGCTGGTCGAGAACGTGCTCGACTTCAACCGCTCGGGCGATGCGGCCGATCGAATCGACGCGACCAACCTGCAATCGACGAAGAAGGAATACATCGTCGGCCTCGCCGGTGAAGGATCGGTTACCGTGCCGGTCGACGTGGACGCCACAGGCCCCGGCCAGGCGGCCGTGCGCGCGAAGGTCGGCACAGACGTCGCGCAGGCGGTCACCGTCGCGCGAGCCGACGGCAAGACCGAGTCCATGATGGTCAAGTGGACGAACTTCTCCGAGAACTTCCCCGACAAGCACTCCGGCTCGTTTGACGGCACCATCACCGGCGCCGCGGGCTGGTACGGCTGATGTCGGCGAAGGGTTCGGCAATCCTGCTCGCGGCCCGCTCGAAGTTCCGGGAGAGTCGGGAGCAGGGGACGCTGCAGAAGATCGAGGTCCCGGAGTGGGACTGCGCCGTCTACTACTGGCCGGAGATGTCGGTCAACGAGCGTCGCGGCGTGTTCAAGCATCTCCGCGGAAGTTCCGAGGGGATGCTGTCGGCCGACTCGCTGATCTCCGCAGCAATCGCGCAGGTGCTGTTGCGGGCGCGGGACGAGTTCGGGGTGCTGCTGTTCGGTGAGTCCGACGAGGCGGCGGTGCTCGACACGGACCCGAACGTGCTGCAGCGGATCGCCAACGCGATGGGATTCGGCTCCGGGCCGAGCCTCGAGGGCGCAGAAAAAAACTGATTGAGGACGTCGAGTACCGGGCCGTCATCGGCCTGGCGATCAAGCTTGGCGTCCCTCCCTCCGTCGTCCTCGACATGCCTGAGTCCCATTTCCTCGACTGCCTTGCCTACCTGAACATCGAGGCCAAGCGTGACGACTG